GTCTTTGTATTCTTGTAGGTTCAACAAGATTTTGAGTTTGCTCAAGTTAGGCATGCCAAATGTGCCCACAAAGTCTGGATGTGGATTTTTAAATTCACCTTCCACAACCACACTCATGTCTTCTGCCAAGCCCACAATTTGCGTGGCTTTGTCATCGCCTACGATCTTGATCAAGTCAATGCAGCCAAGATCATGTGTGTGTTGTACCAAGTCTAATAGATAATCTCTCATGTTTCTCTCCTATGTGTTTGATTATAACAGATATATTTAGAATTTGCAATCATTATCGACGAATTACTCTCGCCAAAACTTGACCGCCACGTAAACTACGAATCTCTCCGGGCTTACGCATTTCAAACCAAGCAATGTCACCGGTTCCGGTACATTGATTGATAATTTTATAGCCAAGATTTCGGGCTATTGTTTGTATTCGACTGCCTGGTGTATAACACATCCAAGCATTTTCTACTGCACCGACCCCGTACCAGTTGTCACATTCATTGTAGGTAAAAATTAATGCACCACCGGGTCGAAGTTTTTGATAGATCTCTATAAGAAACCGTTCAATGATCTCAATTGGTTTCCAGTTAAAATAATTGTAAGCAAACACCAGGCCAAATTGATTGGTTGGTATGGCTGCAAGAATTTCTTGATCTTTCCAGTCATTGATCACATAAGGTCTCAATCGACGTTGGTATTCTTGTGTGAATGGACGCATGGCAGCATTGAGCAATTCTTGGTTGTGATCCACAAGATATAATGGATCCATTGGTACCATGTCTTCAACAAAAGTTTCTTGTCTTGAACCAAGCACCATGCCTGGAAGTCGCCAATCAGTATAAGTTTTAATTACATTCCGCAACCGCTCGTAGTCATTGAACTCAATAGATAGTTTGCGATTGATCAAATGTTCTACTGTTTCAAAGCACATTTCTTGCTCATACCGCTTCCAGCTTTCTGCGTAATACTCAGGCGCTAGGCGATCAACATCGTTTTTCAACTGTTGTTTTAGAGTTTGCAGTGATTGATCAAATTTAGAAATAGAATGCTTGACTTCCGCCAGTCGTTCATCTAACTCTGCGGTTGTGGAATGATACTGTACGTCTCGATTTTTTACAGCATGTAAGATATCATCCAACTTATCAGTTATGTTGCCATAAGCAGGATCCATGTTAGAACTTTCTAACATATTCAAATATGCAACAACTTGGCTCAGTTTCATTCGAATGAGAATAGTGATGTAAAAGTATTTTCTGTGTTGGTAGCTGACGCGAGATCCCATTCCAACACACCCAGTAAGTTGTCAACCTTTTGATCCACAACAGTTGCTTCCATTAACGAGTCATCAAACGGTAGTTCTATAAACCATTGTGGTAATCGTTGCTCATCAGTAGGGTATCCAATTGACGTCCACCCCAAGGCGTTTGACTTGAGTTTACACACAATAGTTTTCATGCCATCAACAATCTGCATGCTATAGTTGTCTGAATTCATTCTGCGCATGTTGTTCCAGTTAATAGCAGCCCGCACATGACCTGGCATGTTGGCTTTTCCCAGACGTGCTTCTTCTGCCGCATACTTGGTCAAGTTGTTCACACGCTTGGGCGACCCTTTTTCCCAGCCTGGCCGCTCTTTGAATTCATACTTGAATTCTCTAATGCGTTCAATAATCTCATCTCGTTGTGTACCTGCTAGTACTCTATTTAGAATTTCTAGCAAGAAGTCTTGAATTACTTTGGGTGTGTCACTGCGCTTCAAGTCCAAGCCCATGGCCTTGGTCTTGCCAATCTTGCCATCTACATCCAGTCGCTTGCCTTCCAAGTCAATGATGTTTACAGCATAACGTTTCTTGGTAATGAACAAACTGCGGTCAGCAACCAGTTCGCGACCTGCCTTGATTAGTGAGCCCATGTCTCTTGGGCAGTGAAATGCCTGTTCCATAAAGCCCGGAAAGCTCTCATTCACTTGATCAGCAATTGAGTCATACAGTTGGATGCAAGTTTCTTTTGACCATTCCATGCGCCCTTCTGCAACTTCTTTTTCCAAGATGGGCCATGCAGAAAAATAGCATGAGTCTGTGTCACCATAGATGATGGCCTTGCCTGTGTGATCATATTCGCCTGTGATACACTCGTTGATATGAGCATCCATGTGCTTGGCAATTGATCTGCCTGCCAGCGTAGTGGACTGCCCAATGCGCTTGTCAAAGAATCTACAGCCTGGATTTAGAATAGCACCATACAAACTGTTCAAGTTAATCTTCTTGACCAATTGACGCTTGTCCCAGAACGCAATCTCTTTATGATCCTTGGTTTCTTTCTTCCGGGCCTGTAGCTCTTGTCGCTCACGATACCAGCGTTCCAGCAGGCCGGGTATGATACCTTTCTTTTCGTAAGTGAGAATGGTACCATTGGCAGTAAGGATCCAAGGTTGATTTGAGTCAAAGATCATGTGCCAGATTTCCATAGCCGAGTGAACTGACTCTTCGCCACCTTCCCAGTCAATGGTAATTTCTGTGCCACGCTGTTGTTCCATTACAGCAGTATATTCCAAGCTGGCAAACAAGCCTTCCCATGCAGCCGCAAAACTTTGTCCCTTGGCCATGTTGGCTTTGATCAAATGATCAGTCATGGTCTGCCGCAACTGGCCTACCACAGTTTCTGGGCCCATGTTCATGGCACGAATAGCAGATGGGTACAGTGAATTGATGTCCACACTTCCAATCCACATGTGCAAGCCCTTTTTAGGATATGCCACATAAGCACCTGCAGCCTGTGTGTCGTCATCTGTAAGGCGTTGCTTGCGATTGGGCACAACCATTCCACGTTCATGTGCTTCGTTGATGATGGCCTGCTCAGTCACTGCCACAGCACCCATTGTGGTTTGGAGCAACACAGTATTAGCATGTGCCAGTTCATTGGCCAAATCCAAGAAACGCAATTTCTTGTCTAACTTGGCAATAATCATGGTGTCTTGGCGGTTGTATTCAATAAACTTCTTGAAGTGTTGATTGTACAACTGATCCAATGTGCCTTCAAATTGTGTTTTGCGTTCACCCAGTTCGTATTCACCAATGGCATCCAAACTGTATGAGTGGCGTTCTTCGTATGTGTATTTGCGATACAACTGCATGTAATCCATATGCACACGACCAACCAAGTCGTAGGTCTGATTCTCTGCGCCAAAGCGTTCGAACATGCGTTGCTTGGGAAACTGCCCCCACAAACAAAAACGCCTGGTGTCATCCTTACTGAGTATTCTTGTGGTACGATTCACTGTGTAAGGAATGTCATAGCCTTCAGAGTTCCAACCAGTAAGCACGTCTGCACCTTCAATCACATCCAAGAACATCTTGATCATGTCTTCTTCATGTTCAAACAAGATGGTGTTTTCAAACTCAGCCACCAGCTCTTGTGCTGTGTCCCAACTCAAGTGTTTGGGCGGCACAGTCAAGGTAATCATCTGATCTAACCAATCCAAATACACAGATATAGCAGTGATCGGATTAAAAGGATCTGCTACAGGTGAAAATCCACGCTCGTTGTCAAACGCAACTTCAATGTCAAAAAATGCTGTGTGCAGTTCTGGAGCATCTTGGTCTTTGTAGTTTTCTTCCAGACATCTAAAGATAGGATTGATGTCTGACTCATACAACTGCTTGCCGGACTGGCTGCGAACTTCCTTGCGAAATTCTTTGTTGTTGCGCGATGAAAATCTGTTTACAGGTGTGCCGTAGATGCTTTGAAACTTGCCTCTGGGATCATCGTAGTAGAAGATGTAGTTGGCAGGATATTCTTTGTAGACTCGTTCGCCGTCACGGCGTTCTACTACATGGATGCGATCGTGTTCACGATCAAATAGTGCGTCAATATAACTCATTGTTCTCCGTTTGTGGCCGGACTGGCCTTGATACATGCTCGTGATGTGAGCGACTCATAGGTATTTATAGAGTTTTACCAACAGTTTCTAAAATAGTTTCCAGGGTTTCGTGATCCTGTTTCTCTTTGCCAAACTCGGCCTTGTGTGCCAGTTTGATGGCTTTCTTAAGAATGGCAGGTTTGATTTCTAACTCTTCGGCCACAGCCTTGATGGTATCGGTCAGTCCACCGTTGAGTGTTTCGATCTCATGCAGCACTTGCATGCCTTCGTTGATGATCTGTGTGAGTTTGAGTTTTTGTTCGCCGTTAAATGTCTTGCTCATGGAGCCTCCTAAAAAAACAAGTATACATTTTTAGTAGTGGCATGTCAACAGCAATTTGCTCACTTTGGACCGTGGAGTAGCGAATTCCTTGGCCCGGGCAGCAGCCGCCCACTCGGTCCTAAGGCTGAGTTTGGTTAGCCACCTGCGGCTTGAATTCTTCTCGCTAGAGAATTGATTTGTTGATGCACTCGTTGAGCTTCGTAGTCTTGTGGCATCATGCGATCAGCATATTGATAACTGTCGCCACCCAGTTGTGTGTATTTGGCTTGTGCAGCAGCCAGTTGTTGTTTTAATTCATCAACATCAACTGCCGGCGCTGTTTGAGCTTGGCGAGTTTGGTATGCTGCCTGATCTTGCTTGCGCAATTCGTCATGCTCAGGATCACCGTGTATGCGAATGTTAGAAAATTTGGGATCAGTTTTTTGTAACTGTTTAAAATAATCTTTCAAACTGTCATTTTCAAACAAGTCATTGAGTCTCATATTATCGTTCTTCTATGTAATCTTGACTAAGGTCTTGTTCAGACCGGTTGCGTTGTCTATGGGCGCGGAACAGATCAACTGCTACACCTGCTTCGTCAGATGTTCGGAATCTGCTGGGCAAGCTACGACCACGGTGGTGTATTGCATACCCTGCGTTGTCGTCACCGTGAATTTCGAACACAGCACCATCATCCAGTTCCATGACTTTGATAGGCTGTTGTGGTTGGGCAGCAACAGTGTTAATCTGAGCCTCAACGTCATGAACTGTGCCAGGATCAGTTAGTTCATAATTGTTTTCTTCAATTTCTTCTTCAGCTGTGTGTTTTTCTATAGCGTCTTTGGCTTTGTCTTTGAGTTCTCTATCGATTCGAACTTTCTTTTCCAGTTGATCAAGATACTGTGTGAGGTCTTTTTTGACCTTGCTCAACATGTCTTCTTCAACTTCTTGCATGGCTTCTTCTAGTGCAGTTTTATCAGGCTCAACAGAATCACCAACTAGTTCTTTGTGCATGGGATGCTGCGGATCTGTTTTAGAACCCAGTGCTCGGATACCATGTGGTTTAAACAGTGCTGGCAGTTGATTGACAGATTTTTGCTGTGGGGTAAGGCCGTGTTTGACACCTGTGGGTGTGAGTTTGCCTTCTACTGCTGCCAGGCGTTCTAGTATTGATCTAATGTCTGATGAACTCATGCTCTAGCATCTTTCAAATAACTGCGCAGTTGCCAATGATATTTTCCGTGTTGACTCAGGCGTTGACTCACAAAGTCAGCAATGCCTTGTTGATTTTCTTGTTCTGCTTCTGCAAAGCACTGATTTAAAATTTCAATCATCTGTTGATTGTTAGCCAGCAGTTCTTCCAACATAAGTCTGGCACGAGGTATCTTGGTTTGTCCAGATATCTTTGACAGCTCAGCAAAACGTTCAAAACTTCCTGGAGCATAGTCATCTAGGTATCTGATGTATTCAGCAGTGGGGTCTATTGCCGAGTAGGCATCTTCGTAAATTTTTTGGAAAAATTTGTGCAATTGGCCAAAGTCAGGACCTTCCACATTCCAGTGAAACTGCTGTGCCTTCAAGTAATAAGCAAAATTACTTGCCAGGAGAGTTTTTAAAGCGTCCGCTAACATTCTTGTTCCTTTTGTATTCCCGAGGCGTATTAGGCGTAGGATCAGTTGTATATTTACCACTCAACATGGATCCGCCTGATCTTGATACCATGCCCAGTGCTTGACTTACTGGTGCTATTGACCCAGCACTCGTACCGCCTACTGACGCATTTTCCATGATTTCTCGCATTTTCATGATAGTATTTCCAATGTTGTTTGATTGGCGTGAAACTTGGCATTGCCGCCGGTTACTTGCATGTTTTTTATTCCTAACTTGCTGTGAGTGGGTTCAAGTAGCTCATACTTGATTTCGTACAGACCTGGTGGCGCCTCAATAACAATTATTTCTTCTAGGTAATACTCTTTACCACCCCATATCCATGATCTTTCAGTAAACAATTCATCATTTACATACAATCTATAGCGGGTGTCATTACCATCCCACTTGCAAAAAACATCGCATTGAAGTTGAACTGATTTGGTTTGCATAAGATATATTTAGTAAAATATAC